ACTGGATTAACTGGAGCCACTGGACCGCAGGGATCTACGGGCGCAACAGGTTCCGCTGGTGCAACAGGATCAACCGGTGTAACCGGACCAGCGGCTCCTAGGTCAATTACTTTAGAATCTCCAAGCACATCAGAAAAAGTATTAATGTTTTTTAATACTGCAAGTATGACTGTAACAGAAATTCGCTCAGTTCTGGCAGGAACATCGAGTCCAGCTAGAACTTTCACTGTCCGATATGGGACTGATTTTTCTCAAACAGGAACCCAAGTGGCTTCAGTTTTATGTAATAGTACAACCACTGGCGTTTCAACAACATCATTTGATAATGCCACTATTCCCGCAAACAACTTTGTATGGATCACAACAACAGCAACATCTGCGGCCGGCACAGTAACCCAACTAAACGTAACATTAAAGGCATAATATGAGATGGAGAATATACTATAGCGATGAATCTGTCTATGATGGCGGAGATGCTTATAATGCACCACCCCAAGATGTTCAGATGATTGCTAATGCTGACCGAGAGAATGGTTGGTCACTCATTCGTTGTGTGGATTATTATTGGTATTATGAAGATATTGATGAATGGAACGGCGGAGATATATTTGGATTATTCGATTATTTACTCCAACCCGGACACAAAAAAGTTTTGTTTGGTCGCAACACAACAAACGAAAAGTTCAATAAAATACTAAATCGAGCATTAAATGATCCAGATATTCCACAAAAATCTGCTTGGTATCCTAGAGAACGTGAAGATGCGGGAGTGAGGGACTAATGGGAGCACCAGTCAATCCGTCATTTACGCAACAATCATTTCGGTTTCGTAATGATGATGGATCACAAACAACAGCAACATGGTCACAATTAGCTAATACTAACGACCGAAGAAAACCTTTTGTTTTTTTTAGATGTCGTTTTTTAATTCAACAAACTGTATCGAATGCTAATGCCAACTTAACAAGAAACTATAAATTAAGATATTCACTAAACGACGGAACATACACGGATGTTGGTGCTCAAGGAAGTTCTACAATTATTAGGTATGCGAATAGTTCAAACATCACCGACAATGAAGCAACAACACAACAATTAGGAACAGGTTCTTTTGTTACTGGTGCTATGTGTGAAACTGGAGACACAGGAACAATTACATACAATTCAGGAGCTTTGTCTGAAACTGAAGTTGAGTTTGTCCTAGAACTTGATGGTGCATCAATTAATGTATCAGATACTTTAGACCTACGTGTATATGAAACAAACAATACTGTGCTTGCTTCCTACACACAAACTGCGAGAATAGTCAGAACTAGAAGAGCTTTAGTTTTAGGTTAATAAATAGACTATAACTTGAATATATTATTGGAGTATTATGAATAAATTTACCTTCCATGTGCTTGGTCTCCCACACACAGTCTCTTCTAAAGAATACGTAGCCTGTGCCTACACGCAAAAAGTTGTTAAGTTTGGTAAGATGATGACCGAAAGGGGTCATACAGTTATTCATTATGGTCATGAAGATTCTGACTTAATTTGTACCGAACATGTTCCAGTTTTAACCAATAAAGACTTAGAGATTGCCTACGGTAACTATGATTGGCGCAAAAACTTCTTTAAGTTTGATGTGAATGACCATGCCTATCAAACATTCTATAAAAATGCCATTGAAGAAGTAGGTAAAAGAAAACAACCAAATGACTTCATATTACCATTTTGGGGTTCAGGTACCAGGCCTGTGTGTGATGCTCATCCAGATTTAATCACAGTTGAACCTGGAATTGGTTATGCTGGTGGACATTGGGCGAATTATAAGATATTTGAATCATACGCTATCTATCACGCCTATTATGGTTTGAATTCTGTTGGTACTTGCATGCAGTCTTGGTACGATACAGTGATACCTAATTACTTTGACCCGGATGATTTTGAATACTCAAAAGAAAAAGATGATTACTTTCTGTTTCTCGGTAGGGTATATGATGGAAAGGGTATCCATATCGCCATACAAGTCACAGAAGCAATCGGTGCTAAGTTGGTAGTGGCTGGACAAAATAATCTTAAAGATTGTGGATACGATAAGATTCCAGACCATGTTGAATTTGTTGGGTATGCTGATGTTGAAACCCGTAAGAAATTAATGTCAAGGGCCAAAGGCGCTTTTGTTGCTTCGCTGTATAATGAACCATTTGGCGGCGTTCAAGTCGAATGTTTATTCTCGGGCACTCCAACTATAACAACCGACTGGGGCGCATTTACGGAAAATAACATTCATGGAGTAACTGGGTATCGCTGTAGAACTTTTGAAGAGTTTGTTTGGGCAGCAAAGAATATTGATAAGATAAAGCCGGAAGATTGCAGGGCCTGGGCCATAAATAACTTTTCATTAGAGAAGGTTGGCGGAATGTATGAAGAATTCTTCCAGTCAATCCAGAATATCTATGGTAAACAGGGTTGGTATGAACCAAATCCCACAAGAACAGACTTGGATTATAAGAAAAAGACTTATCCAGGTGTTCCTGAAACTATAGATTATCAGGCAATTTATCAAGAAGAAAGACCATTTGCTGATAGATTGGCTATTTGGATAAAAGATAAAATAAACCCAACCAAGGTCTTGGACTTGGGTTGTGGTCCAGGTATATACGTTTGGACATTGAAAGATGTTGGGGTTGATGTAAAGGGCGTCGATATTGACCCAAGAGTTGATGGTCTAGACTTAATAGAACAAGGCGATTTGTTATCTCTGAATGGCGTAAGTGCCGACTTGATAGTGTGTATGGAAGTAGCAGAACACATTGACCCGCAATACTCTGATGATATAGTCAATTCGGTATATAAATCGATTGAGGATGGTGGAATATTGTTATGGACGGCGGCGCAACCCGGTCAAGGTGGAGTTGGTCATATCAACTGTAGAACCAAAGAATACTGGTTACAAAAATTTATCAAGGCCGGATTGACCTATGATGATGCATTGACTGGTGAACTGATTGATTATTGTAAACAAGGAATACACATGGGTTGGTTTGTTAATAACGTCATGGTGCTCAGAAAAGAATTATAAATATAACAATAAAGTGCTCAAAATTTAAAGGAACACAATGAGTATTAAACTAACAAGTAAATCTGGTGGCCTGGCTGGTTCATTGTCCATCAATGCCACCGAAGTCTTGACGATTACCGAAGATGGTAATGTGGGGATTGGAACCACTAACCCAGAGACAATATTGCATTTAGTGAACCCATCGAGTTATTCTTATATGGTGCTAGATGGATCATCCGGTTGTGATATTACTCTTAGAAAAAACGGAGTAAATCAAGCATATATTGGTTCATGGGTTGATAATACTTTATTTGTTGGCGCCGGGTATTCGTCTGGAGTTGGTAATATAGTTTTTGAAACTTCAAATGGTTCAGAACGCATGCGTATTACCGCTGATGGTAATGTTGGTATTGGTACAAATCCTTTTGAAAAATTATCAGTTTATGGGACAACTAGCATAATCGGCCAAGGCGCAGCAGGTAATGCCGGCATATTTATGCAATACTTTTCCAATCCTTCTAATGTTAGTGGTATAACATCAATAGAACCGGGTATTGCTTTCAGACCACTTCAACTAAATGCCAGTGAACATAGGTTTCTAATAAGTGACACAGAACGCATGCGTATCAACTCTGACGGCGATGTAGTTATTGGTAATCCGACCTCGGCCAGATTGGAATTATACAAATATACGGATGATACCGGTTCTGAAATTGATTTTTATAATTCGTCTGGGAATATCGGTTGGGTTTGGGGTGAAACTGGAGGGTTAGGTATTGGGGGCACAACCGGTAAGGAACTATTCCTCTGGGCCAATGCCGGCCAACGAGCAAAAATCGACACTGGGGCAAATTTCTCCAGAGTAATTCCCGGAGGGTCAACACTTTATCCCGACTTCTGTGCTAGAGCCTGGGTTAACTTCAATGGTACAGATACAGTAGCTATCCGTGGTTCCGGTAATGTATCTAGTATTACCGATAATGGTGTAGGTGATTACACTGTCAACTTTACTACTGCTATGCCGGATACAAACTTTTCCACATTTGGCACATGCGGCGCAGCAACAGATGGAGGCACTGGTACAAATGCTGATAATTTTGTCTGTTTCATATCAAGCACAGTTAGTTCATCCAGAATTCAAACCACAGACAGTAACACAGCAGCAGCCGAAGACACTTTTCATATATTCGTCTGCATATTCAGATAAGGCATTAAAATGAGTTTACTTAAAACATCAGCAATAGATTCAGACGGAACCTTACAGATTAAGGCTGGAGGTAATACTGCCATTACTGTATTATCCACCGGTAATATTGGAATTGGAACAAATAGTCCTTCAGTAAAATTAAACATCGTTGAAACATCAGTATCTGGCTTTAGTGGTCCAGACCTTCTTATCGAAAATCCAGCAACACACAATCTAGCGTATGCTGAAGTTTGGTTAAAAGGTGGTGCTACTGGCCAAGACTTTTATGTAGGAACGCAAAAATGGGATGGTCTTTGGGGCGGTCCTGGTCATTATGTGTATGGCGGAGGTAATTATCCATTAAGTTTATTTACTAATGATTTGGAACGCATGCGAATTACCGCTAATGGTAACATTGGTATTGGAACAACTAATCCATTATCATCTTTGCATATTGAAGGCGCCGATGCTATGATAATATCTTATGATACTGATGATGTCATAAGTAATTCTAGGCCAGCTTGGGCTTATGGTTCTTATGATTCAAGTTTTTCAATTTTTTCCAGTCCATCTGTCAGTTCATATAATGATTTTTGGAACAATTCAACACAAAGATTCACAATAACTGCTGATGGTAATGTAAAAATTGGTACAATCACTCCAGTTCAAGAATGGCAATTAATGCTTGGCACAAAAGTGGATGTAAATAATTCTAATGGAAGACTTGGTTTTCTCGTAGGCGGTAATGCTCCAGGAGCTTATGTTTACAATGAAATATGGAATTCGTCTGAAGTTGCCGGATCATATTCGGAAGTTGGATTGTCCTGCGGCAACGGTGGTTCCGGAACCGTTTACGGTTCGATTGGTATTACATTTAATGATGGTATGTTTTTATATAATGACCTAGGATTTAAAACATTTTCTGGTGGTTATTTAAGAACTCAAATTACTACTGCTGGTGAATATAGAAGAGGTATTGAGGGAGCATCAAATAATACGTTGTACCCCGACTTCTGTGCTAGAGCATGGGTCAACTTCAATGGTACTGGCACCGTAGCTATCCGTGGTTCTGGTAATGTATCTAGTATTACCGATAATAATGTAGGTGATTACACTGTCAACTTTACTGCTGCTATGCCGGACACTAACTATAATATGACCGTAACTATTGGACAAGGAACAGTCAATTCTAGAGTTGCTTCTAGCGTGGCTCCATCAAATACGCCATCAACAACAGCGTTTCAAATCAGAACCCATTTAGGTAATACTGGTGACGGTGCTGGTGGTTATGTCGCAACAGATTATGCTTATGTTAGTGTTTCAGTCTTTAGATAAGGAAAATAGAAAATGAGAGTAATTTATCAAAATGGTGATGGTGTATCCATCTTAATTCCAACAGGCGAACTGCCAGTGGAAGTTGTGGCTCGCAAAGACGTACCACAAGGTGTTCCATATAAGATAGTGGAAGACTCTGAAGTTCCTGATGATAGAACATTCAGGGCTGCCTGGGAAGCTGAAGAATTTGAACCTGATGGTTATGGCGACCCAGATGGTTATTGGGAAGAACAAGCGGCCAAGGCTGCCGAAGAAGAAGCTCGTAGACCAGGTCCAGGTAGAAGAGGAGTAGAAGAATGATTATCAAAGTAAACATTGACAAAGCAAAAAATATCACTCATGACAAGCGTAGAGCTGCCAGAGAAAAAGAATTTGAACCATTGGATCAGGTGATTATGAAACAGATTCCAGGTAAAGATGCTCAGGCCGCAGAAGCTGCAAGGCAGGCAGTTCGTGATAAGTATGCCGTAATTCAAGATAACATTGATGCGGCAAATTCTGTTGATGGATTGAAAGCAATTATCGAACAAGAAGGTCTATAATGGCAATCTCATTAAATGGAACAACAGGGGTTGATACACCAGGTCTGGTGGTGGACACTGATACACTTTATATTGATAGGGTGAATAATCGGGTGGGGATTGGAACAAATTCACCGGTTGGCTATTTGACTGTTGAAAGAAATGACCCGGAAGATGATACTCCTTTCCTATACATCCACAATACTGCTGATAATGATGGAAAACTCTGGTTCAATTCAAACAGGTCTGGAGAAGACAATACCATTGGACACATTCAATGGCAATGGAACGGTAATAGAATATCCGAAATTAGAGCAGTAACAGGAAATGAAACAGTTGATAAAAACAATGGCAGTCTATTTTTATTTGGAGAAAGTAATATAGTTTTTACGACTAACAATGATGATGCTCGCATGGTGATTGATAACGCCGGCAACGTGGGGATTGGGACGAGTAGTCCTACGGAAAAGTTTGAAATAAAACCGAACGCAAGCGCAGATAGTCGCATTTACGTCTTTGACTACGACACAGGCAGCGGAGGTGGGAACAGAAACACTGGGTTATTAACAGAAAATTTCAGCAATAATGGCTATGGGGATGGGTATTATTGTTACTATTCTCGAGGAACAAGAACTTCAAAGAGTGCTGTTCAGACTAATGATGTGACTGGATATTTTGTTTGGGGGGGATATTCTGGTAATGCGTATATTCAATCCGCATTTATTGGAGGATATGTTGATGGACCAGTAACCACATCAAGCGTTCCACTAGCTATCGATTTTCACACAGGTACTACAGATTCATCACCAAGCCGCATGGTCATTGACTCCGCCGGCAACGTAGTTATTGGTTCACCAGGAGTTTCTGGTGGCAAAGCTTTATTTTTATATTCAGACACAATAAGTAATGGCCAAAATGCTGGTATTGGGTGTGAGGCTCAAACGGGAACAACAAACTGGCGAGGAGCTTACATTTTTGTTGAGAAACATTCTGGAATTACAAACCCCGTTGGCGTTTTAGAATTATCAGCAGAAGACGCTGCCGTAAATTATTTATGGGCTGACAACTCCGACCAACTTCGCATCTCCACCACAAGAACCCATATTGGCACAACATCCGGCACAGTAGCCGGCGCCCAGACTTCTGATGAACGACTAAAGAACATATCTGGTCCAGTTGAGTATGGCATACTAGAAATCATGGCACTTGAGCCTATTGCTTTCACGATGAAAGATGATGAAAGTGAAACACCAAAGATTGGTTTCTCGGCTCAACAGGTTCTGCCTATTATTCCGGAATCTGTATTTGATACTAATATTGAGATAGAAGAAGGTCAACCAACTAAACTTGGTATGGAATATGTAAGTCTTATTCCTGTGCTTGTTAAAGCCATCCAAGAGCAACAAGAAATCATACAATCATTATCCGCTAGAATCGAGGCACTCGAAAATGCTTAAAAATATATTACTTTGGCTTTTACTTTTAGTTCCATCAATCTTGGTGGAAATCATGTGTTACTTATTAAACCCCATCATTGCTTTGTTCATCACATCGGAACCAAGAACCGACCGAGTAAAACGAGCACCATGGAACAATGGTACATTCACCTTTGATAGAGATTACATCATCAAACCATTTCGTTGGTTCCAGACCCATGATAATGCCGTAGATGAATGGTGGTATGGCGCTTTTAATTCCAAGAGTCATTTTAAATTCCTTAGAGAAGCCACTCAGGAAGATTATGATAACTCTTGGTGGATTCGTTATTGTTGTCGAGTGATGTGGATGTACCGTAATAATGCCTATGGTTTCCTATACAATCTTTTCTCTAGACCACTAGAAGAACGTATTGATGTAAAAGAACATGGCGTTGAAGACTCTGGTAGTTTCTGGTATTTGTTACAAGTATATCCATCAAGTTGGAAACTAGAAGTTCAAATACCTGTTTGGAAAACCAACAGATACATTTCAGTTAATTGTGGATGGAAAGCTCATAAAGGGTTTCCTAGAGTGATGTACGCAAATCGTATTCCACCTTTGGCTGCTTGGAAAGAATACGATTAAATCAATATAAATATGGTATAACTAACCATACTAAAATTGGATACCTATGGCTAATCCAGCATCAAGAGAAGAATTTAAAGACTATTGTTTACAAAACAAATACACAAAATGGTATTTCACATTAGTCGAACAAGCTTGTTCTAGGAATTGGAATAAAAAAACTGCGCCGGTATATGTTGAAGGTCATCATATAATTCCAAAGAGTATTTCAAAAAATAATGATTTGGTATATTTAACTGCTAGAGAACATTTTATATGTCATTTATTATTGACTAAAATGTTGGATGGTAATGATGGTTATAAAATGTTATCAGCATTTATTGCTATGAAAATGATATACAAAAACACAAAACAAAGATATATCAATTCTATATTCTATGATTCCGTTAGAAAAAAAATTAGTGAATTTAAAAAAGAGCAATGGAAAGACCCAATTTATAGGGAACATATTATAACAAAAGTTTCAAATAATAGACCAGATATGTCAGGAGATAAGAATCCTATGTTTGGTAGGGTGGGGCCTCTTTCTCCACATTACAATAAACCCAAATCAGAAGAACATAAAAATAAAATAAAAAATTCATTGCTAGGAAAAAAGCATACAGATGAAAGAAAACTAAACATGTCAATCAATAGTCCGAAATGTGCTTTGGGTAAAAAATGGTATTATAATCCAGAAACAAAAAAACAAAAATATTTTGTTGAGGGTACCCAACCAGATGGATTTATTTTAGGAAGAAAATAAAATGGCAACACCAAAATCCAGAGAAGAATTTAAAGATTATTGCTTACGCCGTTTAGGATTTCCTGTTATAGAAATAAATGCAGATGAAGACCAAATTCAAGATAGAATCGATGATGCTATACAGCACTGGGTGGATTATCACTATGATGGTCTCCAAAAGTTGTATTATGTTAGGCGTTTATCTGAAGAAGACTTGGAGAACCGATACCTAGACTTGTCTCCTGACGTTGTTCGGGATGATGCAAACAATTCAGTTAATGTTGTTGGTGTTACTAGAATTTTTCCATTGTATGATTCTCAAGCAACAATCAATATGTTTGACCTGAGATATCAACTACGTTTAAATGAACTCTATGACTTCACCAGTGCGTCCTACGTTAATTATACCTTAACGATGCAACACTTACGTTCACTAGAACTCCTATTCACTGGGGAGATTCCTATTAGATTCCAGAGACACACCAATAAACTTTATATTGATTGGCGATGGAAATCATCCGATGCAACCACACGAGCGGTTGTTGTCGTTGAATGTTATGCTTCTTTAAATCCTGAAGCGTATAATGAAATATGGAACGATAGATGGTTAAAAGAGTATGCTACGGCTCTTATCAAGAGAACTTGGGGTAACAATCTTAAAAAATTCAGCGGTATGCAATTGCCTGGTGGTGTTATGCTCAATGGAGATAAGATATACCAAGAAGCGGAAGATGAAATTAAAAAGTTAGAAGATGAAATGGAATCACGCTACGGTGGTGTTCTAGAATTCTTCATGGGATAATTCATGCCAACCTCGGTCTATTTTAATAATTATGGCGCATCCAACGAACAGAGATTGTTTGAAGAATTAATAACAGAATCAATCAAAATTCAAGGATTTGACGGATATTACCTACCTAATGATAATGATGCAGCTCGTGATTTACTCTTTGGTGAAGACCCATTGAAAACATTCAGTTCGGCCTTTCCTGTTGAATTGTATCTATCTTCAGCTCTCGAATATACTGGCGAGCGTGAATTCTTTTCAAAATTTGGTCTTGAAATTCGTAACAATGTTTCTGTAATATTATCAAAAAGAACATTCTCCCAAAGAGTTCCTCAAAATAGATTCGATAGACCTAGAGAAGGTGATTTGATTTATATTCCTGTGACTAATGGTACCGGTGAACTATTTGAAATTAAATTTGTAGACCATACAAAAGATTTCTTCACTTTAGGTAGAACTATTCCTTATTTCTATGAAATTCAACTTGAGAAGTTCAAATACTCCAACGAATCTATCGATACTGGTATTCCTGAAATTGATATTGTTGAAGTCCAGAATTCATACACAATTGATTTGGTTATGGAAAACGG